AGCTGTTGTATGTACATTAGCTGCTGCTGACTTAGTTAAGTAGAATGTACCTGCTGTAGATACATTACCACTAATTCTTACTGTTCCTAAGAAACCTGCATTACCTGCAACAGTTACTGTACTTAGTAAATTAGTAGCACCTCCGACACTGAGGGTAGATGCTAAACTTACAGCACCACCAACTGTGGCTGTACCTAGTAGATTAGTATTACCAGAGACTGATACGTCATCCTTGAATGTAGCTGCTCCGACTATTGTAACTGTGCTTGCAAAGTTAGCTGCTCCACCTACTGAGGCTGTACTCTGAAGATGAGCAGCCCCTACAACTGTTACAGTAGAAGCGAAGACAGCCGCACCTCCTACAGAAACTGTGCTTTGAAGATGTGCTGCACCTACTACAGTCACAGTAGAAGCAAAGGTAGCTGCTCCACCTACTGAGACTGTACTTTGAAGATGAGCAGCCCCAATTACAGTTACTGTACTCTTTAATACTGCTGCTCCTTCAATGGATGTAGCTCCTGCTACCCTGACTGTGCTTAAAAATCCTGCTGCTCCAGTTATTGTGGCTGTACTTAGTAAGTTAGTAGCACCACCTACACTGAGGGTAGAAGCTAGGCTGGCTGCTCCACCTATTGTGACTGTTCCTAATAAGTTTGTATTACCTGATACAGATACATCATCCTTGAATGTTGCTGCTCCAACTACTGTGACAGTAGAAGCAAATACTGCTGCTCCTCCTACAGATACTGTACTCTGAAGGTGTGCTGCTCCTACGACTGTGACTGTTGATCCGAAGTTAGCTGCCCCACCCACTGTGACTGCACTCTTAAGGGCTGTATTGCCTCCTACAGTGACAGTAGATGCAAAGATAGCTGCACCTCCAATAGATACTGTGCTTTGTAGGTGAGCAGCCCCTACGACTGTTACAGTAGAATTAAAAGTACCTGCACCTGCTACAGAGAGTGTACTCTGAAGGTGTGCTGCTCCTCCTACGGTTACAGTAGAGTTTAATCCTACTGCTCCGACTACTGATAGTGTGCCACCTATGGAAGCATTATGTGTTACTCTGAGAGTTGATACTGATACATCACCTGATGTTGGTACATTTGTTAAGTTAGAACCATCACCGTAGAATGCTGAAGCACATACTTTAGCATTAGCTGCTTGTAGATTAGCTCCTACTATAGTTACTGTAGATGCAAACGTAGCTGCTCCACCTACTGATAAGGTACTTTGTAGATGTGCTGCACCTACGACTGTGACTGTACTTTTAAGTAATGCTGCTCCCTCTATTGAGGTTGCTCCTGCTACTCTTAAAGTTGATCCAAAACCTGCTGCACCTGCTATGGTAGCTGTGCTGAGAAGATTAACTGCTCCTCCTACAGAGAGTGAAGATGCTAGACTTACTGCTCCTCCTACTGTGACTGTACCTAGTAATCTTGTATTACCACTGACTGAGACATCATCCTTAAAGGTTACTGCACCTACAGCAGCAAAAGTACCACTAACTGATACATTACCACCTGCATTAATATATCCTGATACAGATATGTTAGTAGCAATTCCTAATTCAGCTTCAACATTACTGAGATTAGATCCATCACCATAGAAGTAACTTGCTGTTACATTACCATTTACATTAACATTAGCACTGACTGAGACATTACTATTGAATACTGCTGTACCCCCTACGGATACATTACCTGCTACATCTAATTTACCAGAGACAGATACATCATCTTTAAATTCTGCTTTACCTGTGATTGTTCCTGTACCTGCTACTGCAAGAGTACCACCAAGAGAAGTATTACCTTCTACTGATACATTACCTTTAACTCCTAGAACACCACTGACTGATACGTCATCTTTAAAAGTACCTTTACCTACGACTGTGACTGTAGAACTAAATGTAGCTGCTCCAGTATTAATTAAGGTTCCACCTATGGAAGCATTTGTTGCAACATTAAGATCTCCACTGACTGAGACATCAGCTTCAAAGATTGCATTACCTGTAACTGTGACTGCACCATTTATATAAGCATTGCCTACTGAGATACTTCCCCCAATAGAAGCTGTTATTCCTGAAAGGTTTGATCCATCTCCAAAGTATGCTGAAGCACATACTTTATCTGCTACAGAAAGATTACCAGATACTCCAATATTACCATCAATGTGGACTTTATTAGTTGCTATCTTAATAGCTGTCTGTGTTCCGTCTGCTGTCTGTATACCTACTAATGAAGTCGTAACACCTGTACCTGTGGTACTTGCATTAACAGTCAGTATAGATCTGTATGTATTAGATATAAGTTTACCATTAAAATCTGTCATATTCCGTCCCACGTTCTATTTGCAAGTTGCCAAGTTGTATTACCTATAATAGGAGCTAAACTCTGAGGATCAATCGTAATCCATGCTGCATATTCATCCCATGTTATTCCTCTGCCACCTGTATCAGGTCTTGGATTTCTAACTCTAGGATTATCCTTCACATTAGGTACTTTGTTTAGTGGACTATTCTTTAAGTCATATTGTCCTTCAAAGTCTTCAGGGCAAACTAGAAGACCATAACTATTCATTCTCATAACCCTATGTGGATACGTAAATCCACAAGTGTCACACATTGCTAGTGTTTTACTGCTTACTGCCATCAACTATAAAATGCTAAACGAGGCAAGAGATATAGAGAAGCACGTTCTCTATCTTCTTCCATTGCTCGAAATAACATATCCTCGTAATTCTGTTTAAGCATTGCTATCCTTGTATCTGCAACCAGTGGACGCTTCATAGACATGTAGTAAGCTAGTCCACAAGTCAAAGGTGGTAGAAATCTTTTAGGTAGATCAGCATTCTGATCAGCAGATCTATTAACATCCTGTAGTTCACTGACTATTTCTACCTTTAGAGTATCAGTAGAGTTCTCTGGTATAGGCCAGAGAGATAATACAGGGTTATCCCTGCCTCTCCTAATGCTATACTGAGTAGGTCTGCCTGTCTGAGTAGGTGCTGGAATAAGAAGATATTCTTCTGGACTAATTCTGGTAAGCTGTATATCTGAGCTATCTCTTCGTAGAACTACCTCAAGTGCATTAATAGTGCTGTCACTTAAGTCATAGGAAGTCACACTTGTAGATAGTGTTATGCTGCTTGTATTAGTTGTCCATAGAAGTATACCTCTATTCTGCCAATCCTTAAGCATGAGGTTGATAGAACGCCTAGCTGAAGCAGGTTCATGGCCTAGAGTATCCTCTCCACCAATCATCTCACTTGCTTCTTGAATTACTTCATCTATATCTAAGTTGAAGTTATATGTTCCTGATACTGCCATATTAAATTCCAAGCTTTCTAATTCTATTCAAAGCCCCTTTTATATATGAAGAAAACATATTACAAAAGATAAAGGGACATATACCATGTATAAAAAGAGCTATCATAATAAGCATTCCTCTCATACTTTCAAACCAAGTAAACCTGAGATGTTCAAAATATTTTAATTTTACTTCACTTAAATGTTTCAAATTAACTATCATCTTCAACTTCAGGATCTTCTTCAACTTCAGGAGCTTCCTCAACTTCAGGAGCTTCTTCAACTTCAGGAGCTTCCTCTACTTTACCATCTACGAGGACAGCTTCACGATGTTGCATAAACTTCTCTGGATCTGAGACTTCCAGAATCTTACCAGTTTTTACATCTTTAATTTTTGTTTTCATTTAATATCTCCTTATATTACTTTTTCTTACTACCATAAGTATTATTATATTTTAAGACTAGATACTCACAATGTTCTTGCCACCATGAGTTCCAATCTTTATAATATTCCTTAACTGGTTTAACAATATTATGGTCTATTAAACTGTAATCATCTTCCATTAGTATGGTTTATTAGAGTAAGTAGCTTTACCAAATCCTCGTAAGGCTTTACCACCGCCTCTGCGATAGACTTTACCACCACCCATTTTTTTAGTGGTTGGTTTCTTTCTTGTAAGGCCTTTCTTTTTATTTAAAAAATCACGTAAACCTGATTTAGTATTTTTAAATCCTTCTTCTTTTAAGTCTGCTGGAGTATAAGCAGCTAATACTTTACCAGCCTTATTTGTAAAAGTAGGTAGACCTCTTTCTTTAGCATCTTTTACTGTTCTAGCTGGACCTTTTATAGCTGTAGTTTTTTTAACTTTAGATTTAGGTGCTACTTTTTTATCTATAATTTTTTTAGTTTTAACTGCTTTTGCAGGTCCAACTAATTGAGGTGGTTCAGCTTTACTCATAGGTTTCTTTAATTGAGGTGGTTCAGCTTTACTCATAGGTCTAGATCTACCTATGTTTTTAAGTATTTGTTGACGATTTTTAGTTT